GTTTTTTTCTGGCTGCTTCTCTGGTATCTCCTGATGGCCAGTTTGGCGGCTTCTTCAAGACCGGCACAACAGGTTACCGTACTCGCGCAATCCGCCGAGTTCCTATCGTCTAATGGACACTCCGCTCTCATCAAAAATCTCACTCTTGCGGTGATTAAATTCGCAGACAAACGATACAGAACCCTTTTTATCCTGAAACACCCGTAATTTGACAATAAATGGGTAATGTGCTATAATACGTTATCAATTAGGAAAAGGTGAAATAAGTGCGAAACGTCAAAGAAGCAAAGGTTCTGGTTCAAGCTGACCGCGAACGCGCCATGTATGGTTGCTCCATGGCTGACTTCAAGGAATCGCTTGAAGATTCGTTCACTTTCAGGGTTTCGGGACCGGCGATGTGCGCCATGTCTCTTATGTCTGACGCCCAAGAAGAAATGACTCACGGCATGGTGGAAAATGCCCGTCAGACGCTTAATCGCGCAAAGTGGATCCTGTCTGAATACGTCATGGACACACTCAAACTCTGAGGAACAGCATGTATTTTCTGATTATGAACACCAACACCGGGAAGCGATATGTCAAGCCCGGGCATGTCACGCATACTGCGTATGACAACGAGCGTGGCGCCAAGATCGCGTGTACCAAGTTGAACAAGGCTTGGGCAACATCTTGTTTCAAGGTGATGACCAATGACCAGTTCAACTTCTACTACCCTACCAAGATGAAAAAGGTCAAGAACCTCATGTCGGGTGTTGAAATTGAAATTGCGGAAGACACGCCGTTGTGCTGTGATCCGAGTTCCGAAACGTATTGGTCAATGTAATTTGACATTAAATACATTCTGTGCTACAATAAGCACTTATTCAGTTAGTTAACTTTAAGGAAGAAAAAATGGCAGCAGTTCTCAGCGACAACCACACTATCACTAGTGTTCAGGCTCGTAAATCAATTCTCAAGGCGTTCAGCAAAAAGCGCCCTGTGTTTCTCTGGGGCCCTCCTGGCATCGGCAAGTCCGATGTAGTCGCTGAAATTGCAGCCGAACTCGGCGGAGCAATCATTGATTTGCGTATGGCGCAAATGGAGCCGACTGACATTCGCGGCATCCCCTTCTTCAACAAAGACAATGGCAAGATGGACTGGGCTCCCCCTGTTGATCTGCCCGACGAGGAATTCGCCTCGCAATATCCGATCGTCGTTCTCTTCCTGGACGAAATGAACTCGGCTCCTCCTTCTGTGCAAGCCGCAGGGTATCAACTGATTCTGAACCGCCGCGTCGGCAAGTACAAGTTGCCCGATAACGTTGTGATTGTCGCCGCTGGCAATCGTGACTCTGACAAGGGCGTCACGTATCGTATGCCGATGCCGTTGGCAAATCGTTTCATTCACTTGGAAATGAAGGCTGACTTCACCAGCTGGCAAAACTGGGCGGTCAATCACAACATCCACAAGGACGTTGTTGGTTATCTGTCGTTTGCCAAGCAGGACATGTACGACTTTGACGCGAAGTCCAGCAGCCGCGCTTTCGCAACTCCGCGTAGCTGGTGCTTCGTTTCCGATCTGCTTGACGATGACATGGATGTGGATACGCAGTTCAATTTGATCGCCGGTTGTGTCGGCGAAGGGCTTGCTGTCAAGTTCTCGGCTCACCGCAAGATTTCGGGCAGGTTGCCTGAACCCGCAGATATTCTGTCTGGCAAGGTCAAGGACCTGGCAGTCAAGGAAATCTCGGCGATGTACGCCCTGACGATTGCAATGTGCTACGAACTGAAGGATGCCACAGAGAACAAGACTGTGGATCAGAAGCAGTTCCACGTGATGGCTGATAACTTCTTCTCGTACATGATGAACAACTTTGAAACGGAGTTGGTTGTCATGGGTGCGAAGATCGCGCTGAAAACATACAAACTGCCGATTGAGCCGATGCAGTTGAAGAACTTTGACGACTTCTACAAGAAGTACGGCAAGTACATTGTTGAAGCCGGCAACTAAACAACAGGGGCTTCGGCCCCGTTTTCAACGAGGATAATATGTCAGGTAAAAAATACTTTTACGCCATGGGTCAACGTGCCCGTTCGCGCAACATCTCCAAAGTTAAGGCTGAGGAGTTCTATCTTCCTGGCGCACCGGACTACGCCCGTATTGCGTTTGATCGTGGATTTCGTGGCCTCGGCCTTTGACAATAAATCCCAGGTCTGTTATAATAAGACTTTCAAGGAATCAAATGAGCGCAGTTATCCCTAAACAAAAGAAACTTCGTAGCGCCAAGCACGAAAATCTGATCGGCCCGACTGATCCTAAAGTTGACTTTCAGGCGCGTGAACGTTTGATCACTGCCCGTATCGGTCTGTTGCTGCGTCACTCCTTCTTCGGTAATCTGGCAACTCGCATGACGTTAACAAACGCCGACGAATGGTGCGGCACCGCGGCAACTGACGGTCTCAAGTTCTATTACAACTCCCGTTTCATTATGAAGTTGCGTCCCAAGGAAGTTGAATTCCTCGTGGCGCACGAAATTCTCCACGTGGTGTACGATCACATGGGCCGTCGCCTGAGCCGTGATCCGCAAATCTGGAATATCGCGGACGACTATTGTGTGAATGCCGATCTGAAACGTCACAAAATTGGCGAGTTCATCACCACAGTGCCTTGTCTCTACGAACAAAAGTATGACGGCAAGCCCGCTGAGGAAGTGTACGATGATCTGATGAAGAATGTCCAGAAGATTTCCTTGGACGACCTCATTGACAAGTTGCTTGACGATCACATGGATGGTGACGAAAGCGGCGACGGTGACGGTGACGAAAAAGACGGCAAGGGCAAATCAAAGCGCCCGAGCATGTCGCAGGAAGAGCGCGACCGCGTCCGTCAAGAGGTCAAGCAGGCAATCATTGCGGCTGCACAAGGATCTGATCCTGGGACACTGCCCCAGGGTGTGGAGCGTCTGATCAAGGACACCACGAATCCCGTGATGCCCTGGCGTGAACTGATCCAGACAAATCTGACTTCGGCGATTCGCAACGACTACAGTTGGGCGCGCCCGAGTCGTCGTTCTTGGCACATGGACGCAATCATGCCCGGCATGACACCCGGTGAAGAGATTGACGTTACTGTGGCAATTGACATGTCCGGTTCAATCAGCACAAAACAAGCCTCGATGTTCCTCGGTGAAATCGGCGGCATGATGGACTCGTTCTCCGGATACAAAGTCCATGTGTTCTGCTTTGACACCAAGACCTACAACCCGGCTGACTTTGATTCTGACAACATGGACACCATCAACGAGTACGAACCCGCGGGTGGTGGCGGCACTGATTTTGATTGCATCTTTGATTACCTCAAGACCAATGATATCAGCCCGAAACGTCTGATCGTTTTCACTGACGGATACCCGTACGGTTCTTGGGGTGATGCTGAATACTGCGACACTACTTGGATCATTCACGGTGACAAAGACCCGCATCCCCCATTCGGCACTTTTGCCATTTACGACGAACCTAAGTAAGGAATATATGACATACGAATCACCTGATCGTGGAGAAACGGTATTCCACAGAATGGCAGGCTCTCTACAGAGAACGCTTGTTAGCAGGAGCCCTGTGGCAATACGAACCGAGCGACACCGCAACTGGTACAAGATCATTGAAGCGGCTGTAGACAATCCTGCACTTGAAGAGGCCATTGTCAAGGCCGAAGCAGTGTATGCCGCGCAAAAATAAATTTCTGGCCGTGTGGGATATGAATGGGCTTGAAACCCTTTATAATCTCACCGCCTGGGAAAAGCGAGTGAAGCAATGGGAAAAGGAACATGTCTTTCGGATCCTTAAAGAGGAGAAAAAGTCTGCTCCTCCCCGTGCGCCAAATCTTCAAATGATCCTGCTCCGGGCACGGGTTAATTCCCAGCGGCAGTATGAGGTCTACATCTTTGAGACTTCCGATCTTGATGAAGGATTCATCAGGAAATTGTTTGATGAAACCCCTCAAGTAATCGTTGATTCCATTCGGAATGTCGGAGAGAAAATCTATTCAGATTACACCCCGCGAACAAGACACTTTATCCAATAAAATATTATTTCTTTAGTTTACACTTATCAAAGTGGTATCGCATCATAGCACAAATACCTCCGCTCTTGTCACAATAGGGACACTCCACTATGCGTATGTGTAAAATCCCGTAGGAGGTCGTCTTCTTGTATAAATAATCATGCTGATACTCCCAAATAGTGTTAGAGTGACTGGGGAATCCACTCCCGCGAGTCACGCTTATTATGACCGTCTTTTTATTTATCCTAAAAAATAATTACATCAATATTCGCAACTAAATAGTTTCATACAAGGAGTATTTTTATGAGTTTTACTAGACATGTGGGGCGCCATGGTGACCGTAAGGTAGCCGTTATTTTTCGTGAAGTACCAGGTGAGCCACATATGTGTTTGGTCACTTATACCGAACTAATCAATTCGCACATTCACGATGCGCTGATTCGGTGCATTGACAGCGACATCGGTCAGAACAGCGAAAATCTGGCAGACGCACTAAACCGGTCATACACTCAAGATGGTCGCCCAATCCTCGGAGTTCTTCACACAGAGGGCCAATTGAAGAAGGTTCAAACTGCTCAGATCGTTATGACACCGAATCCTACTACCAAGATCAAGTTGGACGAACTGAATACTATGCTCAATGAAATGAAATTGGGCGAAGCCGCTGTGAAGAAAATGGCAGACATGGACAAGAGTATGGGAATGCAATCACCGGGCGAAGTTGCTCGTAGGATGCGCGGTCCACAAACACCTATCGTTGCATCTGGCTCCGATGTTCTTGGTGATGCCCTTCTTGCAAAGCAACGCATTGAACAAGCAAACAAGATGGCTGCTGAGGCACAAGGTCTCCTTGCTGAATCTGCCCGACTGATGACCGAAGCGCAATCTTTGGATCCATCATTGGCACCTAAAGCAAGTAAAACTAAACGCAAAGCAACTCCACCCCCAGTAGTCATCGCTCCTGCGGCCAAACGTAAGTATGTTCGCAAAGTAGCAAATGTCACCTGAATTTCTATCTAAGTGGGAACATATTCTTGCTGACGTTGAGAAAAATAAAATACCCATTCAGTTTATCAAGAAATTGGTAATCAGACTTGAAGGTAAAAGGCAGCAGACGGTGAACATTCACAATCTGTTGAAACAGGGACTGGAACCAGAACAAGTTGAGGAAGTGCTAAACCGAAAACTTGAAGAACTTGATTCAATCATTTCAAGTGTGGAGTTCATTCTCAACGTGGAATCAATTGCCGAAACGGTGCAACCATTGACCGACGAGATGCTAAAAAATCTATAAATGGGCAGGTGTCTCTTGACACCTGTTTGTCCATGTGCTATCATGTGGTATGAAACAATATTTAGATTTACTCCAAGACATTTTAGACAACGGCGAAGAAAAAGATGACAGGACTGGTGTTGGCACTCGTAGTGTTTTCGGGCGTAGTATCCGCTTTGATCTGCGTTCTTCCTTCCCGGCTGTTACCACAAAAAAACTGGCCTGGAAAGCAGTTGTCTCGGAACTCCTTTGGTTCATTGAAGGATCCGGCGACGAAGGCCGATTGAGAGAAATTCTATACGGCGACCGTGAAGCAAAAACTGATCACGGCGTCCATAAGAAAACAATCTGGAGTGACAATGCTAATGCTCCGTATTGGCAACCCAAGGCAGAATATCCCGGAGACCTCGGACGAGTCTACGGAGTTCAATGGCGTCACTGGAAAACATTCACCCCGACCAATTCAGTAGTCGCAAACAAAGATGCGTACTGGCCTGGCGAAGCAAAAACTGTGGGGCATCTTCCTGCGTATGTCCAGACCAGAAAAGTAGATCAACTATTCGACCTCATCGAAGGATTGAAGAAAGATCCGAATGGTCGGCGTCACATTGTAGTAAGTTATAATCCCGGAGAATTAGATCAGATGGCTTTGCCGCCATGCCACGCCATGTTCCAAATGTATGTGTCAAAAAATAAATTATCGTGTCAGATGTACCAACGCAGCGGAGACGCTTTTTTAGGAATCCCATTTAATATAGCATCTTATGCCTTATTAACTCACATGATAGCACAGGTGTGTAATATGGAAGTTGGTGAGTTGATATTAGTATTTGGTGATGTTCATATTTATAAAAATCATATAGATCAGGTTAATGAACTTTTATCAAGAGAACCAATGGAAGCACCAGCCCTTTATTTAAACCCCGGCGTAAAAGATATTAACTCCTTCACGATGGCTGATATAAATCTTGTAAATTACAAATCCCATCCCGCCCTAACTGCACCAATGGCCGTTTAAATTAAAGATTAGTGATAAATACATGAGAGAAGGGGCATAAGGTAAAACTCACATGATAATATATAAAACCACAAACTTACACAACGGTAAAATTTATGTAGGGAAAGATAAGTATAACGATCCGTTGTATTTGGGGTCAGGTGACTTATTATGTAAAGCAATCAAAAAATATGGCAGAGACATCTTTAGAAAAGAGATTATCGAGGAGTGCTGTGCGTCAAACATAAATGAGCGCGAAAAATTTTGGATTAACTTTTATAAATCTAGAGACCGCGGCGTAGGTTATAATATTGCAGAAGGTGGGTCAGGTGGCGACACCATGAGTAAACATCCGAATAAGGCAGAGATAGGATTGCGTCATAGCATAGCAATGACTGGTAAAACTCCTAGCCAAGAAAACAGAAAACCGTGTTCAGCAGAAACTAAATTAAAATTATCAAAGGCTTCTGCTGGCGAAAGAAATCCCATGTTTGGAAAAACGCACAATGATTTAACCAAGCAAAAGATTTCAGCAATTCAACGAAAGAGGGATCCTTTTTCAAGAGTAGTTTCGAGTATAACAAAACAAAAAATATCTAAAGCCAATATCGGTAAAATAATGACCCAGGAGGCAAAGCAAAAAATATCAGAGGCTAATTCGGGTGAGAGAAATGGCTTTTATGGGAAAAAGCATACTATTGAAAATATTGAAATATGTAGGGGAAACGGTAGATTGCCCAAGTCGTCTATTACACGGCAGAGAATAAGTGATTCACTTAAAGGAAAATATCATGGATCCCAAAACAAAATATTTATAGCAAACGGAACCGAATTCAAATCATTAGGTCAGTGTTTTAAACTTACTAACGAACCCATTCATATTATTCGGGGAAAGTTAAAGACCGGTGTATATTTTTATGTTGGCAAGGAAGTATAATGGGATATTTTTCAATCAAAGGACCAATGGTTTCTCGTCACCCACCTGAGTTCAAATATCAGATGGTAGAGCGTAACGGGAAGCAGTATGTTGCCTACGAGATAGTAGTCTATCGGTTTCAAATTCCTTGGGAAGAGGATGCCGTTGTTGCTGCCGGCGCCCCGCTTTATGCATGGGAACAAACTGAAGCAGGTAAATGGGTAAAAGAACATGCCGTTGAAATTCCTCGATGGGAACGGTGCACTGATCATGTCACCCTCAACGAACAGTTTGCTATTATAGCACGGCTCACAGAGCCAGATCAAACATATTTTAGATTGAAATTCTTATGAAGATACTTGTCACCGGAGGCCTCGGATTGATAGGCCACAATGTAGTCGCACGTTTAGAACAACTCGGTCATTCCGTGATGATCTTTGATACACGCACCACATACGGAATAATTCCACAGGATGAACTTGATTATCTGATGGAGGAACGACTGAAGAAGATCAAGACTTCGGCGATCTGGCCGATCCATATTGTCAGTGCCCGGGCCGACACAATAATTTCAGAAGATCCGCCGGATGTTGTGATGCACCTGGCAAGTTTCCCC